GGTGAGTCGTTGTTAACATCTTTGTCTGCAAATTCCATCATGACTATTTATCTTTCAACTTAACTGGTACTATGTCGTAATCAAATCCTTGCTCATTATAGATGTTTATTCTCTCAGAGAAATGATTTAATGTATAGTTACTCTTATTATTATAACTCAAATCGTCTGATAAGTCAAATATATTAAGTTGTTCTTTATCACCAGCTAATCTCAACCCACGACCTATAGATTGTAACACTTTTATTTGAGATTTATAAGGACTAGCAAATATAATGTTATGTATTCTCTTAATGTTTACCCCTGTAGAAAATGTACCATACGATGCAACAATGACACAGTTATCATTTTTCTCTACAAGCTCTCGTACCTTCTCTCTATCATCTGTAGGCGTAGCGCCATAGATTAGATATATGTTTCGTTCTTCACCACAGTTATCAACAATCATATTACACAAAGGAACTAATTGTTTTTCTATGTATTGTGCTAACACCAGAGAGTTACCTTCTAAGGAACAAGTTAGATTTCTTATAAACAGATTTCTTTTAAGATGTGTAGACAGGTACTCCATTTCTTGTTGATAAGTTTTACCTTTCATCAGCATTCTATTTTGTTTAGTGTGTTCTAGTACTAAGCAACGAATATGAAGATTAGATAATTCTTTACGAGCTATAAGTTCTGATGTTGTAGTGACTTGTTCGTGTACCGTAAACAATCCTTCTAACACTAAGCGATGAATTTCTGTACCATCCAATGTACCTGTAAGACCTATGCGATATTTACAATCATGCAACTTAGTCATAATACCAACTAAAGATTTAGCCTTAGCTAAATGTGCTTCATCAACAAACACAGCTCCGAACTGACTAAAGTATCTCTTATCTAATTTATAGATTGATTGCCAGGTAGAGATAATAACTTCTTTATTGGTATTTTTATCCTTACCAGCATACAATCGGTGACAGTGTTCATCAGGAAACCAACCGTAATCAGCAAAGTCAGAATACATCTGTTCAACTAAACTGGTTGTAGGAACAACAACAAGAATTTTTTTATCTGTAAATTTTTGAATGTAGTATCTTACTAAAGAGTAGATAATAAATGACTTGCCACTACCAGTAGGGGAAAGAATAAGACCGCGGCCAGACTCCAGAATATTGTGTACAGCATCTATTTGGTAATCTCTTGCTCTGAACTTTCCTTTTTCGATTGACCGAATAAATCTGCTGGTAACATTTTTATCCAGCTTCTTGACTCCAAAATCTCCTTCGTACTCGATTTCGTAGCCTTGCTCCTTGAGAAACTTTTGGACATAAGGTAATAGTCCATAATAGATTTTACCAGTACCAGGAGAGAATAATCTGATTCGACCGTCCCACAATCTGTTTCGTACAGACGGCATGAACTTGGCCCCTGGGACCTCAAAGGTAAAAAACTCGGAGAGTTCTCTGGAGATAGATGATTCGCACTTGATTCTGATGTACGCTTCATTAAATTTTTCAACTATTACGGACACTATCAATCACCATGAAGAAATTTCTTCCATTCAATTGTATTACGAATCGTCCAGTTTCTGTTGTTAATCTCCCTTAATATTCTTTCTAGATATTCTACTATCTGTTTCGCATAAGCCATACGCTGGCCTAATTGCTGGAGGTCTTTATCGGCCTCCATGTAAATACCTATATCAGCTTTGAGTACCTTCAATTCAAAGGGGTTTTCTTCATACACCTTAGGAGAAGCTTTACCAGTATAGTACTCCCACTTCACCCGATACAAAACTTTAAAATCATCTTGCAGTTTTTTATACTGCAAAGAATGTTTAGTAAATAACTTTAAATATTTGTTATGTAACTGTGGTGTACGAATAGACTCAAGGTCTAATTCCGTATCATCAATTTTTATATCACGCTCAACTTCAATATACAACTCATCAATATTCATAAATCACCATAATGTAAGGTGAAGCAGTCAGAGGTTATTATACCTAATTACATATATATACTTCCACTCTATAGTGTGAAGATAAAAAATCATCCCCCATAACAACTTGACTGCTTCTAATTCTATTTATGCTTGACTAGGCTTCACTTCAAACCAAGTAAAGGCAAATTCTACAGTACAGGTAGCATAAGCTGTATCTGTCTCTTGAGCATTATAATCTATAGAACTTAAAGAGACAGGGAACGCTTCATAAATGTGAACATTAGCCATAGGATTATTTTTACTAGATAATATAGTCAACAAGATATCAGTATATAAATTTCTATCATTAACATCTTTAAATACTGTAGAGCTACCTTCTGTCATACTTGTTTGAATCTTTCTGACTGTTTGATGACCGCCCCTATTCATATGATCAGGTCTATCTGCTGTGTTGAACTGTGTTCTAGAAAAAGGAAATCCTATATTATAAGTCCATGCCAGCATTTCTTGATAATTATGTAACTTCTCATCAACTAAAAAAGTCATATTAAAATTATCATATTGTAACTTATCACCTACCACCGCAATATCTACGAATGGTGTATACTGACTGGCCTGTCCTAAAGTAATACCAGGGATATTAGCAGACACCACAAACCATTCTACCGTAGGAAAAATCGGTAGATATATTTTAAATTGATTTGACTGTGAATAATCAAATGTCGTTGGTTGTCTGGAAGTAGAGTCAACGATTCCGGTAGTCGGTAGAGCATCGGAACCGCCAACTTCACCTGTCCGCAAACTTGAATTAGGTATTGCGGCCATTTAATTAGTTACCCCAACCTTGACCACCTTCATTAACCATCTTATGAACTTCGGTAATGATTGTTCCTGTCAAAGATGCAGCAGGAGTTATTAAAATATCACCAGTGTAACCAATAGGTCGCATTGATTTTACTTCTGCATCATCATCATGGGCAGCTGCAGATGTGCTGTTTGCCGCTCTAGTTGCACCAGTTAAATTACCAGCACCAAACGCAGTAGACTTACCTGTATAGGTAATATTTTCTGAACCTATAACAATCATACCAGCTGATGCAAAACCCCGTGTATCATTTAGTGGGATTGAAGTAACTGAATTGTTTATGGCTGATGATAGGTTAGTTTTAAACTGACTATATTCTTGCATTTTAAAACCACCATTACCGTCAGCTCCACCGTATGAGCCATTATTACCGAATAGGTGACATATGTGTTGGTTGGTTGTTGCATCCCATAATAGTTCTACACCACCATTAGGATGATTAGCTGACCATTTAATTCTAGAAATACTTAATGCAGAATTACCAGTAGTCCAGTATCGTAAGTGATTGGCTGGAACTATTACAGTATTAGACATTGTTTCTGCTGTAATATTAGATACAATGACTGATTGCCAGTCTGTATCTCTTGCTATTGTGTTGACTATTGCCATTTGTTTTCTCCTCGAGGCGGAAGCGGGACCCCATCATTGTTACAATTACTTCTCTTTAATGTACTATTTATAATAGTTTATAAGCAAAAAAAAGACCTCCCCGAAGGAAGGTCTTTGAAATAACACTTTTATTATTATAATAAGTGTGTCGTTTTTTTTACATCAGATTGTCGATCTGGACACGGCGATAGTACACGTTGTTATTCACCGCACCGGCGCCGTCTGTAGCAGCACTCAACTGAGCGAACGGATTAACTTGCAAGCCATATCGTGTCTTGAAACCAATCTTAGGCTGGAAGGAACTCTCACCAACCGCACGAACCATCTGCAACGGAACGTATGGGCAGTAGAAAATACCAGCATCATAAGGCGATGTGCCTTTGTATCCAACCAAGTAGTACTGCGATGCGTTGGCACCAGCAGGTGTACCGGCAGCCGGATAAGGAACGGCCATATTCATGTAAGGATCAACATAGACTTTAAAGCGACCATTCAAAACACCAGCGAATGTGTTGCCTGTGGAGTCAACATTGAGGTTGTCAGACAGGTTTGAACCATAATCCAACAGACCAGCCATTGTAAGAGCAGACGCAACATCAGCGGAGCAAAGGATAATGTTACCTTTACCACGGCGAGTATCACGAGCGATCATGTTCGCATCACGTTCGATAGCAAACATAAGACCTTTGAACTTCTCAACAGACCAGCGACCATTGGAGTCAGTATTAAGATCAAAAACACCAGGCGTTGATACGTTTGTAGCAGCACCCATCACGGCATTTCGATAGATAGTACGGACCACTTCACGGTTGATTTCAGCAAGAATTTCAGAACTTAGGATATTCGCAAGTTCTGTTTCTGCGTCTAGACCATGAATGGCTTTCAAGTCCTGAGCAAGTTCCATCGTGTATTCAGCTTTGAGGGCACGTGACTTTGCAGTTACGGTTGCTTTCTCAATACTGAACGCCATCTCAGCAAATGCATTTAGAGCAGAATCACCAAGTTTTTCAGCATCAGCTGTAGACATGGCAGTACCTGTCTGGAAATTAACATTACTCAGATTATGAAGTACGTTAGAGCCGACGTTTGTACCAGTACCAGAGAATTTTGTCTGGGCCTCGTTGAACAGAGCTTCGGTTCCACTTTGGTTAGTATAACGAGCCTTCATCGCAAAGATAAGTCCAGTAGGACCGGTCATTGGCTGTACGCCGCAGATATCATAAGCAATAAGAGAAGGCATCGCACGGCGAACCAGCGAAATTAGGATTGGATCCCAATTGGCAATAGATGCGCCTGTAGAGTTTGTAGGTGCAGCTTCAGAAAGGAAAGCAGAATCTTCCTTCATTGCACGTTCTTGGTTTTCCAGGATTACTGTGGTGACTGCCCGACGATAGCTATCTTTAATCTCGGGGAGGTCTGGATGCGCCAACACTGGCGACCACTTTTCCTGTAGGTGTTCCGTTTGAAACATTTTTATTTTCTCCCTATTTTTGTTGTGTAAACTTATTTAGCCTTGCTGTTCGCGGATATGATTCCGAGAAATAGCAGACATATAAGCAGCCATCGTTTGGGGAACGTCACCTTCTTCTAGACTAGGTGTGCCACCCTCATTTACAGGTGCTGCTGTGTCATCATTGTTACTTGCTTGAGCTTTTGGAAAATATGACTCTTTGATCGTTTCGACTTTCTCACGAAAATCAGCCTCGTTCTCATAGTTAATATTTTCGGCAAGACCTGCAAACTTTTCTACTTCCGTATCTGCAAGATCAGAAGCCACATCTAAAAGAATTTCATG